CAATAGAAGTCCAAGACGTCAGAACGCAGCCACATTTTATTAACGCCTTGCTGATAAGTTAAATCGGCACGAACATTAATTAAACCGATAACATAACCAAATTCGCTAAACGATTTAGTAAAGGCATGATACCTTTGAGCATTGAGTCCATATGCAGCTAAATTACCTTGTGGGGTTGTGGAGTCCGTGGAGCTTGTCTGAGTAACCGGATTAATATTCATCATGCTACTATGAGAACCAAGGAACTCCGGACGTTGTAAACGAGCATCCGGATTAGTTACACCGAAGTGAGCTTGTAATTTCTCTGTATAACGTGTACCGCCACGAGCATCAATTTCATAATAACGCTGCAGCATAAACGCTTGACGAAGAGAATTAATAGTTATCGATGTTGCGGATGATAAATCAACTTGAAGGCCGGTATTAGACCCAAAACGCAAAGCAGAAAACCCAACTTGAGAATCAGTGTTAGTGTTAATGACATTGCCAGAAGAAAAAGTATAAGAACGACCACCAAGAGAAACATCAGTAAAAGTAGGGTTAATAGAAGTGGTACCGCTACCATGAGGAACAGAAGAACCGGAAGAGAATAAAATATCTTGATTATTAGAAACAACTTGAGCAGTTTGACCTAAAGGCAAATCAACAGCCGGCCCTTTTTGTGGCCAAGGCAGCGCACCGGTGAAATAGTCATATCTTTTTCCACGAGGAGCCGGGTCATACCAATTAGATATACCGGACGGCAAGCCATAATTAGGGTTGGCGGTAGATTGTCCCATAGGTTCGAGCACAGTACTTGTTTCACCTTTACTAACTTTAACAGATTTTTGTAAGTTCTCATCGCGGAACCACTCGTTCCATATAGTCCAGTAGCAGCGAAAAGGCAAGCAGTTAACGGAAATATTATTAAATGTACCAGAAGCGCAAGCGATACCCATATAATCGGGGAGCTTATTTGTCATATCGCCGGTCAAAGAAACAGTAGGTACAAGGTAGTCCGTCGAATCTTCTGGGTTCTCCTGCTCACCACATAAATTTACCCATTTATCATATACGAGCCTACTTGGAACAAAAAAGAAGAAAGACTCAATATAAATGTTATCCATAAACGGCACAACCGGAGTAGCCAAACGGCAGAACTCCACAGGATTGAGAGTGAACGTATCGCCTGGAATAACTTCATCCACAAAGTAGGGGATGAGCTGGCCTTCGTTAAAAGTCGTCTTATAGACATGACTTCTATCAAAAACGGAACGGCGAATATTAGCTTGTGGAATCATCGCAAAGTGCGACTGATTAACACGGATATTTCGAGCCATTTTAAAAACTCCTTAATTTTAATAAACGACCGAAAAGCACGAGAACGGCATTTTCGTTATCAAATACGAAATTAATAAAAGATAATTAGAAGCCCTTTTTTAAAGGGTTTTTCGTATTTTGTGTCACCTTGACCAGTTACTATCAAGTAGGTAACTGGTCAAGGTGACAGGGTTATTATTCTACATAAGTGAATATTAGCATATAAGTTATTTTTGCTCTAAATTACTCTCTCCTGCTACCGGAGTGACAGGTTCTACCGGACTATCTACAATAGCTTTAGGTTTTAGGCCTAACTCCTCTAGTCTGTTTGTAACCTTAGGATCAGTAGACGTTAGAGCATCAAGCAAGTTACGAGGATCATTACCAAATTCAGCACGAACATTAGAAGGCAAATCTGCAAACTCAGCATTTACATTAGCAACAAGGTTGCAAGCAGTTTCATAGTCCGGGAGCAAAGTAGTATCGCCATATTGCAAAGTTGCCGGATCATGTGCGCCAACAGAATCTACAATGCCGGTAGTGTTAAAGTTAGCAATGATGTGATGAATATCGCATTCATCAGCATAAGTCTGATCAGCGAGTGAAGGCTGCGTAATTTCTACGTGCGGTTTTGGCGGTTGTTCGTCATAGAGCGTGTAAAACTTAGCCATAGCTTAAAATCTCCTTTCTTTACCCGACAAGGCACGAGTAACGATTTATGTAAGCGTAGGCCTGCGCCGTGTTACGAAGATATGATATAGACGGAGTGACCGACAGCAAAGCACAGTCATTTTGGCATAGCCAAAATTTAAAAACAAAAAAGACGCTCAACATTACGCTGAACGCCTTTAATGTGTGGTATTACCACTTGCCTTATATGTAGTATACCACGAAATGAGAAAGCAGGCAAGCGTACGTTACAATTACATTTTAACACCCTCCGGGGGGGGGGTCAATAGCTCCGTAGCGGTAGACAGCAACAAAGCGGGAGATTGTGGGGAAAATGCACAGGTCTTATCATCAAACTCTCCGAGATACATCAGCACGAAGTCCTCGTGGTAATCATGGATAATATTAGAACGCTCCGGAGTGGACGGCTGGTTGACCATGATCTGAAATTGACGAATAGCCATAGCATTATTTTGTTGGGTAAAAGGCGGGTTCATCAACTCGCCTTTTCTGTCATAAATACAGTAAAGTTTCATGAAATCACTCCTTTAAACCATAAAGACGAGCAAAGTCGGAAATATGATAGTGTTTAAGGGAAAAACCGAACTGCTTGTTACAAGCAACATCATTAACTAGCGTAGCAATAAAGAGCTTAAAACGATGAAAGAAATCTTTGCTAGCGATATAATAAAAAGAATCATAAAGAAAGATAACATCATCATAGCGACCGTTATCACCTTTTACACAATTAGCAGCACGATAACTGCGAGCCTGAGCATAAGAGGTAAAAATCAAATGACGAGGGATTTTCTCCAAAACTTCATAAACATTTTGCTGATCTTCAACAGGTAAACTAGAATCAAAATAATCTTTTAACATATTGCATACCTCACTTTCTGTATATATTATACCAAGAGGAAACGCAACTGTCAACAACTTTTTAAAACTTTTTACAACTTTTCGCAACTTTTTATAAACCTAAATTATCAAAATCACGCTCAAATTGTTCCTGCCGATGCTTTAAAATCTTCTCCTTGGCTTCCAAACGCTTACAATCTATAATAGCAGCCTTAGCATTTTCAGCCTTATTTTGCTTGTATATGCTATACCAAACAGGATTACTGCGCTCAAAAAGTGTTTGATAATAACGAGGGATCTTATACTTAGCTCCGTTGATAGTAACAAAACCAAGCTTAAAAATATCCTCAGAATAAAGGCCGAAATAGTCTGCTCCTATGCCTGGCTTTAAAGAGCTGCCGACAAACTCCGGAGTAATGCCTAAAGCGTCATACATACAGGCATTTTTTCCAGTTTGTTTTTTTAGGCTATATTTAGCGACATACCGGGCGGACTCAAATGTAATAGCTCCCACAGTGTTATAGCCATACGGCCAAAGCTTCTCCAAAGTCGGAGAGCGGAAAAGGTTGTAACCAGCTGTTAGCGCCGAGACTTTACGGACATCGATAGGAAACCAACCAAAGCACAAAATATGATAATGTGGACGGCGATTGAGATCGCCATACTCACCGCAACATAAAAAGCGGATCTTAGAATTATCATGGTAATCTAAATAGCGACGAAGTCGTTTAAAAAATAGCTGCAAATGGTCACGATGCAGCGAGCAATCGGCTGGCAAACAATCATCATTGTAAGTAAGCGTAATAAAGCAATTATGTAAATGCAGTTTAGCTTCATGTACACAACGAATAGCCCAGTCATTAGCCTTGTCAAGACGGCAGCCAAGACATTGACCACACGGAACAACAACAGCAGAACCGGCAGCTAATTCATTTTTAGCATATTCCAAGGATTTGCCAGCAAGATCACGATAAGACAAAAAATTAGAAAGCTCATATTTACCGTTAGCATTGGGAGAAATAGAGCGTTTCGCAAACAAAGGATGAAGGCAAGTCATAATACACACACTTTCTCAACGTTACATGCGGATACCACCACGCATATTACGTGATTTAAGATTCTTAAGACGTGGAACAGCGTGATTACGAAAATTACGGCGAGATGCTCCACGAGAAATTTTACTTCTTCTCATTTTTCTTACTCCTTAAATAAAGACCAAGACACAAGATGTTAAGAATTTTTTCCCAAAAAGCGGGAGTAGCTTTTTTCTTCCGTCGCTGCAGCTGCTGCGTGGCGAAAGCCGTTTACATCGTCGCTACCTCTTTTCTGCATATTAACAAGATCATCCTGCATAGCGAGCGAAATAGCTTTAAGGCTTGCACTGCCTTCACGATTATACTTGCCGGTACGAAACATGTCAATAAAATCAACAACCTCTTGAATAAAAGGGATAACAGTTGATACGAGGAAAGTCAGAATAGCAGTAGTTTTGTTTGACATAATAAATCACCTCATTTAGAAAAATAATTAGCAATCCCGGAAAACAAACGATTGGCTGCACGGCCGACAGTATTCCATGGCAAGCCGTCATCAGAAAGACCAAGATTTTTGTAGTCAGAATTACGAGAAGTTTTATAATCATAATCAGCTTTAGCAACATTGGATAACTGTGCATTATAAGCAGCAGAACTATTAGCAGCATTACCTTGAGCATACATCATAGCGGCTTGAGCCGGCATAACAACATTCATCATATACTGCTGACTAAGCTTTTGAGCATCAATATATTCGCCTTGCTTAACAGCGTTAGCTAAATTCTGTTTTACCAAAGCCAAATTATCATTATAGGAATCGGCAGCCAACTTATTAGCAACAGAAATACCATAAGTTTCAGCGTCATATTTTTTAGCACTAGCTCCAGCTAAAATTGTTTGAGCAGCCAAATTTTTTATTTGTTCATCGCTCATTTTTTCAGCAACCTGTGCTTGACGATTAGCAGCCTTAGCAGAATTACCAGCAGCAGCAGCAGACATGCCAGCAGTAACGCCTTCACCTAAATTATAGTTAGCGGAAAGAGCAGAAGCTCCGTTAACAGAACCGCCAATACCTTGCGTAGCAGCAAGCATAGGGTTAAGACCTGCTTTTTGCATATCTTCCATAGCCCATTGATAACGATGCTGATAATTGTATATATTGCGCTGATTAGCTACCGTTGCAGCATGGCGAGCAGCACTGTTAGACAAAGCACCACCAATGAGAGACGAAACACCACCTGCAAAAGCACCAACAGCAGATCCAAGAAATGACATGGTAAATCACTCCTTTTTAGAAATGTCCCATCATACCGGGTATACCATACATAGGCATCGGACGAATGCACTTTAAGTTAAACTTAACATCGAGCAGGAAATGAGGATAGGACGGAACAGCAACAACACGGCTAATAGGCGGATGATCTTGAATAAACTCATCCGACAGCGTAGGCAAAGTAGCAAATTTTTGAGAAAGATGCCAAATGTCTAAAGGCTCTTTATACGTCGAGCGAAATTGACCGGTAATCAAAGAAGGCTTATAGCGATATTCTGCGTAGCGTTCTTGATAGCCAAATACCTTTTTATCATCTTCATTTCCTTGGCAATAAATTTCAATGTTTTGTATAACCTGTTCTCCTAAGTGAGCGAAGGACGGCCAATAGAAGTCCAAGACGTCAGAACGCAGCCACATTTTATTAACGCCTTGCTGATAAGTTAAATCGGCACGAACATTAATTAAACCGATAACATAACCAAATTCGCTAAACGATTTAGT